GTTGGTCTTTAATACCAGTAACTCCATTTACGGCAGATATGATAAGCTATTTTGGGGGAAATTTGACAAGTGATACAATAGAATTTAAAGCAGATATTACACAATTATAAAAAAAATAAATAATGGCAAGACAAGCTATAAATGTTGGAACTTCCCCGAATGACGGAACAGGGGATGCATTAAGAAATGCGTTTGTAAAGGTCAATGATATGACCACCGAAATTTACGGGAATAATTTTGTTACTTACGAACAACTTTCGGCAAGATACACCGCAAAACAAGATATTGCAACAACAAGTGGAACGATTAACTTAGACGCTTCTTTATATGCAACTTTTGAATTGACTGGCAACTTAACGACTGTTACGTTAGACGTTCAAAATATGAAAAAAGGAACTGTTATAGATATTCTTTTATCAGGCGCTGATTTATCAGGAGCAGTAATAACACTATCCGATGACTTTACAACCTCACAAATTAACAAAGTAGGTTCAACTTCTTTGGACACAACTAAAAAGAATATTATACAAGTACTTTGCGCTGATGATTTAGATTCTGATGCCATTTTAAACTACGCAATCGCATCTTACGAAACCGATACAACTCCCTAATTATGAAAGCAAGAATTAAGAACGGAAATATAAAAATATATAAATCTTTACCAAAGGAGTTTAGACTTTCTGATGGTACTGTTAGTTTAACCTTTGACAAGTCGTCTAATGAAATACTTGAATACGAGGGGTTTTATGATGTTATTATACCAACCTTTGATAGTGCTATAAAATACTTAGGCGATATAGAATTAAATGATGGTGTATTTACTTACCCTGTTATTGACAAAACTTGGTCAGAAACATTATCGGAATTAAAATTAAATAAAATAGCAGAATTAAAGAATATATATAATAAAAAACTATCAAGTACAGATTGGTACATTATCAGAAGCCAAGAGGGTATATCTGTACCGCAAGAGGTGTTAGATATAAGAACATCTTTGAGAGAAGAATGTGAAAATAAAGAAAATGAAATTAATGATTTAACAACAAAAAAGTCAGTTGCTTCTTATTCTTTACCAATATATGTAATATGAGTTTTAATAAAAGGTTTTTTACAGTTGGTGGCGTTGTAGCTTCATCTGCTTGTACTACAAATACAGTAGATTACCCTACGACTAATGTTGCATATTACAAATTAGATAATTCAGCAGAAGATGAAACAGGAACCTACGATGGAACACCTACAAATGTAAATTATACTTTTGGACGATTTGGTCAAGCTGCTGTGTTTAATAATAATAGTGCTATTACAACTTCTCTTAATATTGGGAGAACTAATGATTTTACAATATCTTTTTGGATTAAGGATATTACTGATAGCAATTATGGTACTTATGCTGACAAATGGGTTTTGGGGGTTTATAATAACGATTATATACCAATCAATTATAATAAAACATCGGGTAAGATTTCATATTTAGTACACGATGGAACAACACTTTTGGGTACTTTACAAACACCAGTTTTAGATGATAACTGGCATCATATTGTTTTTACACAAGATGTTAATATAGAAACTAAATTGTATGTAGATGGTGTATTGCAAAACTCCGAAACAGTTTCACACACATCAATGACCCAAAGAAGGTCAGTTTCGGGTGGTACAGGTTTTTACTTTGGTCAAAACCCATCAAACAGCTCTACTGATTTAAGATTAAAGGGCTCAATAGACCAAGTAAGGATATTCTCTTCGGCATTAACTTCCACCCAAGTTACAGAGCTTTATAATGAGATAGCTTGTTAAGATACATTAATTGATACAATGGAAGATATGAAGATATTTGGATTATACTCGGCAAACATATTTGCCTTAGCTTTTAGTTTTTCTGAAATAAATCCATTCCTTCAATCTTTGGTTTTGTTTTCTACTCTTATATTTACAGTACTACAAATATATAAGGCAATTAAAAAGTGAATTTAAAATACTTTACACTTGAAGAATTTGACTCGCCTGACCTACCCAATAGTGGGGTTAATATGGATAGCGATTTTCTTACAATGCTCGACAAAGCAAGAGAGATTGCAGGTATTCCATTTAAAATCAATTCAGGATATAGAACAAAAGAAGGGAATCAAAAGGCTAATGGCAAAAAAGATTCCAGTCATCTTATCGGAAAAGCATCAGATATTGCCTGTTCAGGTTCAAGAGAAAGATGGATTATACTTGACTCCCTTATCCAAGTTGGGTTCAACAGAATTGGTATTGCCGACACGTTTATCCACGTTGATTCAGACGAAAGTAAGTCACCCAATGTTATTTGGACATACTAATACTACTGGTTCAACACTATGCTTAAAATGTTATTAAATCTATTGACTGGTAAAAGGGGGGACAAATCCCCTGTTGGTGGATTAGCTTGGGAGATACGAGAAGCTATAAAAGGCAAAGAGTTAGACCCAAAAGAAATAATAGAACTTCAAACAAAAATTAATGAGATTGAAGCACAACACCGTACTTTATTTGTTGCAGGGTGGCGACCTTTTATTGGCTGGGTTTGTGGTTTGGCTTTTGCTTACCACTTTATCTTATTCCCGATTATTAGAACTATATATCCTGATGTTCAATTTCCGGAATTGGATACTGAACCTTTATTTACAGTTTTGTTGGGTATGTTAGGACTTGGAGGATTAAGAACATATGAGAAGTTAAAAGATAAATCTAAATAGATGGCAAAGCAAATAGTAAGCAATTATTACAAGAAGCCTAAGGTAAGACGCAAAGGAGTCCACGCTAAGTCCAAACAGAGTGAACTTAAATCAAGTAAGAACTATACTAAGAAATACAGGGGTCAAGGAAGTAATTAATAAAAAAAAATTAATTATTTATTAAAAACTCTTGATTTTTAAAAAAAAAACGTGTACCTTTGGCGGGTGAGTGGGATATTAATATAAACAACTAAATATATATACATAATGAATGAAGATTTAACTATTAGAAATTTAGCAGAAAAAATAGCTCACGACTTTGCTTTAAGTGTTAAACAAAGAACTGATTTACTTTTAGAATTAGATGCTAATCAATATTGTAACTTAGGTATTGATTCTACTAAGGGTGAGAAAAAAAAAGTTAAATCCGATTCAAAGTATATATATAAACAAATAAAAGGTATAGACGAACCTACTGGTAAGTTATTACTAAATCATTTAGATGTCTAAATACAGTAAAAAACCTACAAGAAGTAAATTAGTTACTAAGCTTGATATAATATTTTCACAATATATTAGACGTAGTAATGCTGATGATAGTGGTTTTTGTACTTGTGTAACCTGTGGAGAAAAACATCATTGGAAAAAGATACAAGCAGGGCATTTTATGAGTCGTAAACACTACTCCATAAGATGGGATGAAAGAAATGTAAAACCTCAATGTGTAGCTTGTAATGTTTTTAGAGCTGGGGAGCAATATAAATATTCGATTTATTTAGGTTTGGAACTTGCAAATGAGTTATATTTACAAAGTAAAGAATTAAAGAAGTTTAGTAATTCAGATTTAGAAGAAATGATAAGTCATTATTCTGATGAATTAAAAAAATTAGGTTAGTTTTTGTTTTATTATTATTATGTGTTTCAATAAAAAGGGTAGCAGAAATGTTATCCTTTTTTTTTATTTAAAAAAATATTTGTATCTTTACACTATGGAACATTTAAATAAGGTAGAACTCTACGGCAAGGTTGTAGAACTACAAAACGAAAATCAGAATCTAAAACAACAACTTTTTTATTTAAACAAACACAATTATTATGGCAGCAGAAACTAATGTATTTAAAAAACTGTTTAATTTACAACAGGAGATTGGCACAATAAGTAAGGATGCGAGTAATCCATTTTACAAGTCAAAGTATTTTGATATTAATTCACTTATTAAACAACTTAACCCTTTATTGGCAAAACATAAATTATTATTAATTCAACCAATAATGGATAATATGATTACAAGTAGAATAATTTGTATTGAAAACGGTGGGAGTGTAGATAGTAGCTTAACCCTACCCGATATTAATGACCCACAAAAACTTGGTTCGGCAATAACATACTACCGTAGATATACCCTTGCGAGTCTGTTGGGATTACAGGCAGAGGATGATGATGGTAATTTAGCAAGTGGCAACACAAGTGAAAAGAAGTGGCTAAATAGAAACACACCTGAATTTAACAAGGCTATTGAATATATACAAGGTGGTGGCAACCTTAAATCTATACTCGACAAATATATGATGCGTAAAGATATTCACGATGAACTATCAAAATTGTAAAATTAAATCACTATATTGTACAATAAAAGAAAATAACACAACTATTAAAATCAAAATTTATGGACACGAAAAATGTAGCAATTTTATCAGGCAGTATCAACTTGTCAGCAATAGACAAGACAAAGATAGTAACTGCCAAGAATGGGAATCAGTATTTAAACATAACTATGATGGTTCAGAATCAGAGCCAATATGGGAATAATATTTGGATTACCCAATCACAAACTAAAGAAGAAAGGGAGTCAAAAGAAAAATCCAACAGTTTAGGGAATGGAGCGGTTAGATGGGTCGGTGGCGACATAACCGTTGCGGAGCGTAACGAGGTTACAAACACACAACAGAACCCAGCGAGAGAGTTAGAAGTTGATTTACCATTTTAAATATTATGGGGGGGAAACCCCCCTTTTTTTATGAAATTAAAAAGATTAAAAGAGGGCGAAAAAATGCCTATGGACTTTTGGAATTATAGAGTAAATCATATTTTAGGATATGAATATGAACCCGAAAGAAGAGATACAAATAAAGAACAAAAAAAATACGGACTAAACGAAAACCAAGTAAGATGACTTACTATAAGATATGATAACGCAAAGCCTAAAAATAAAAGACAAGATACTTGATATAAAATATGGGAGAGTAAAAGAAGGTCTTAAAATAGATATACCAAACATAGACGAGTATATTCGTTTTAAACAGGGAAACTTTAATCTAATTATTGGACACGCAAATGTTGGAAAGACTACTGTAATAATTTACTTTTTTGTTGTTTGGGCAATTAAACACAATTTAAGGTTTTTGATTTGGTCAAGTGAGAATACTCCCCAATCTATAATGAGAAAGATTATAGAATTTAAAATGGGTTTGCCAATACATACTGCAAGCGAATCTCAAATATCAGAATCAATATCTTGGGCTGACAAACATTTTAAAATAATAGATGTTGAAGATTTGTACACCTACAAACAGTTATTAAAAGAAGCTAAAGCAATTAAGGATGCTTGGGATTATCAGGGATTATTAATTGACCCTTATAATTCATTAGCAAAAGAACATCAGCTGTTAAGAGCGGTTGGAGGACACGAGTATGATTATCAAGTAGCATCAGAATTAAGATTATTTGCAAAGAAAGAGGAAATAACTTTATTTTTAAATGCTCACGGTGTTACGGAAAGTTTAAGGCGAACACATCCAAAAGGACACGAATACGAAAATTTACCTTTGCCATTGGGTTTGGCAGGTGTTGAAGGAGGGGGAAAATGGAGTAATAGGGCGGATGATGTCATTAATATCCACAGATATACATCATCTCCAACAGATTGGATGTATAGTCATTTACACGTGCTTAAAGTTAAGGAAAACGAAACAGGAGGTAGGTGTACTCCTTATGAAGAGCCAATTAAATTAAGAATGTCAAGGAATAATGTGGGATTTGAATTTATGGGAATTGATATTTTACACTCAAAAAAAGAAGAACCAATAATATTTTAGATGGATATATCATATTTACTATCAATGCCAGTAGTTAAAATCTTTATATTTTTATATATTATAGGATTTATATTTATAGTCATTGGATATAAAAACAAAGCAGAGATATTAATAAGCCCCATTAAAGGTTTTGTAATTGGTGCTTTAGTAAATGACGAAACTTTTATTGAAGATGATAATACATCTACGGAATACACTTTACAGTGTTTAATTGGTGTGATAAGCATTACGGTTATATGGGAGGTCAATGGTTAAGTAAGGTAGCCGAAAGGCATAAAGAGTGGATTAAAATAGTTAATTCATTTGGTGAATATGACCTTGCAGAGGACATTGTACAGGAATCTTATATTATATTATACAAATATGCAAATGAGGAAAAAATTATTAAAGATGATATTGTTAGTAGGGGATATATGTTTTTTACCCTTCGAACTACTTGGTTACAGTATCTTAATACTAAGAATAAAATTCAAAAAGTTAGACTTGATGATGACGAGAATTACATCCAAATTGAGGACTATTCGGAAATGGATGAACAAATAGGATATAATCATTTGAGTTTAAAAATAAATAAACATATAGAACAGTGGCGTTGGTACGATAAGACTTTATTTAAATTGTATTCAGACACGGATATGTCTATTAGAAAAATAGCCAAAGAAACCAACATTAGTTGGGTGAGTATTTTTAATACTTTAAAAAAATGTAAAAATGAATTAAAAGAATTATTTAAAGAAGATTACGAAGATTTTAAAAACGAAGATTATGACAAAATTTAAAGGCGACAAAAGAACAAAAGCTTATAAGGAGTGGAAAGAAAACCACGCAAAAGAAAGTCAAGGACTTGGGGATACAATAGAAAAGATAACAACCGCCACAGGGATTAAAAAGGCAGTAAAGTT